GCAGCGCGGTTGGCAGCGCGGTTGGCAGCGCGGTTGGCAGCGCGGTTCGCAGCGCGGTTGGCAGCGCGGTTGGCAGCGCGGTTGGCAGCGCGGTTGACAGCGCGGTTGGCAGCGCGGTTGGCAGCGCGGTTCGCAGCGCGGTTGACAGCGCGGTTGGCAGCGCGGAGCTGCGCCTTAACGACCCGGTCTACTTCCTGCTCCAGTGCGCCGCGAGTGCTGGCTGGCTCGAATGGTGGGGAGGCCTCGGCCCTTGGTACATGTCGTGGGCGACGTTCTTTCGGGATGTCTGCGATCTCGAACTCGAACAAGCCGATGCGTTCGCGGCGTTCGAGGTGATGTCGAGCCGAAACGGCTTCTATTCGCTGCATCATGATTTCGCGATGGTGTCCGATCGCCCGGCGCTGCTGCGCCGCGACGGCGGCGGCCGCCTGCATGCCGACAACGGTCCGGCAATCGCCTGGCGGGACGGCTGGAATCTGTTCTTCTGGCACGGCTATCAGATCCCGCGCAGCCACGAATGGTTGATCGCCGATCCGGCGAAGCTGACGCTCGACGCGATCTTTGGCGAGCGCAACGCCGAACTGCGGCGTATCGCTTTCGAGATCGGTATGTCCCGGCCGGCCGTCGCCGAGGCCTTCGCCGCGCGGGCGAAAGTGGTCTCGACAGACGAAAACCACGGTCAGCCACGCCGGCTGCTCGAGATGAAGCTCGACGGAGACCCGATCCGCATTCTCGAAGTGATCAACGGCTCGCTCGAACCCGATGGCACACGGCGGAAATTCCATCTTGGTGCCGCACGTGATCCTCGTTCGCGCGAACAGCCCGCGACACCGGCTGAAGCTGTCGCCCACAGCTACGGCATCGCGCCGAAGCACTACCGTGAAGCGGTGCGGACGTGAGTGATCTTCGTACCCGCATTGCGACCGCCGTCTCGACCGTAACCGGCTGGCCCGTCGCGGCGCTTAACGACGACGTGAATTTCTTCGACGAGATGAACCTCGACACGCTGGACTGGCTCGACCTGGTGCTGACCGTCGAGAACGAGTGCAACGTCGATATCTCGGACGGCGATCGCGAGCAGATCGCGACGTTCGGGCAACTCGTCGCGTGCGTGGAGCGGAAGGCGCCGGCGGAGGCCTGCGCATGAGCGCGCCGAAGATCGTCACTCAGTTCGTCAACCCGCCGATCCCGGTCCGTTCGATGGATTGGCAGGCGCACTACGACGATGACGAGCCGGACGACAACGGCCGCATGGCTGTTGGTCACGGCGCGACCGAGCAGGACGCTATCGACGATCTCACCGAGCATCATCCGCGCGAAGAGGTCACGCCATGACCGATTTCTGGAGCGGTTTCATCATCGGCGCATGGACCTGCGCGGCCGCGATCGGTGCAGCGTACTTCGTCATCACAGTCCTGTTCCGCCGCGACCCGGTCGAGGATTACCCGGCGCACGGCGAATGGCCGCGCGTTCCTGGGGCCGGCGCGCTCGATAACCAGCAGGACGGAAGACAGCCGTGAACATTCAGACCCCGCTGCCGCTGACCTCGAACGAGCTTGCCGTCATGACGGTGTTGACACCTGCTGTGGTGTTTGCGCCGGGCGGCGTCGACGAAGTGATCGGCAAGATCAAGGCCGAAGTACAGACCATCGTCGCCGATATCTCGACCGAGGCCGGCCGGAAGGCCATCGCGTCGACTGCTTACAAGATCGCGCGCTCCAAGACCGCCCTCGACAAGATGGGCAAGGATCTCGGCGAGAACCACCACAAGGCGTGGAAGGCGATCACGACCGAGCGCGCGCGAATCGCGACCGAGCTCGATGCGCTCAAGGACGAATTCCGCAAGCCGCTGACCGACTGGGAGAATGCCGAGAAGAACCGCGTCGCGGCACACGAGGCCGCGCTCGCCGCCATCGTCGAGGCACCAGGCTACGGCCAGGCCGAGACCGCGGCCGAGCTTCGCGCACGGATGGATCTGCTCCTGGAGTATCCGGAGCGCGATTGGCAGGAATTCTCAGACCGCGCTCTTGCGACACTCGAATCGGAAATCGATCGAACCCGCAAGCTGCTCGCCGCGGCGGTCACGCGCGAAGCCGAGCGCGCGGAGTTGGAGCGTCTTCGTCGCGAACAGATCGAACGCGAGCAGCGCGAACGGGACGAGCGGATCGCCCGCGAAGCTGCAGAGCGCGCCCGCGCCGAAGCCGAGCGGCAGGCACAAGTTGAAGCCGTCCGGGTCGCCGCGCTTGCCGAACAGGAACGCCAGCGGATCGAACGTTCGGCGGCTGTCGCTGCCGAGGAAGCCCGGCAAGCCGCCGAACGAGCTGAAGCCGAAAGGACCCGCGCAGAACGCGAGAAGCATGAAGCCGAGGAGCGCGCTCGCCAGGCTGAGGCGAACCGCGTCGCATCCGAGGAACGCGCCCGCCAGCAGGCCGAGGAGGCCGCGCGCCAGGCCGAGGCGGCACGGGTCGCGGCTGCCGAGCAAGCCGAGCGTGAGCGCGTCGCCGCGGTCGAAGCCGAACGCCAGCGGGTCGCCGCCGAGCAGGCAGCCGCTGCCGCCGAGACCGTGAAGCGCGAGGCCGACAGGGCACACCGGGCCGCGATCAACACTACCGCCCGCGACGCGCTTGTCGCCGCGGGCCTGACGCCCGAGCAGGCGACCGTCGCCATCACCACCATCGCGAAGGGCGCCGTGCCCAACGTCAAGATTTCATACTGAGCGGAGCGACCATGAACGACATCGCAATCTCCGGCGAACTCGCCGCCAGCATCAAAGCCCCGGCGAAGATCGAACGGATCAAGATCGGCTCGCGCGATCAGTGGCTCGCGCTCCGCCAGAAGGACGTCACCGCATCGGTCGCCGGTGCGCTGCTCGGCATTCACCCCTATGCAACAGCCTATCAGCTCTGGGCGCTCAAAACCGGCCTCATTGCCGACGACGTCGAGGAAACGCCGCCGATGCGCCGCGGCCGGCTGCTTGAGCCCGTCGCCGTGCAAATGCTCCGCGAGGATCGGCCGGATTGGCAGATCAGCGATCACCCGATCGGCCTCTATTTCCGCGATCCGGTGACGCGGCTCGGCGCCACACCCGATCTGTTCGCCCGTGATGAGAACGGCCGCTGGGGCATCATCCAGATCAAGACTGTCGAGCCGAGCATCTTCCGGAAATCATGGAAGGGCGAAGACGGCGAGGTCAGTCCGCCGCTCTGGATCGTCGTACAGGCAATCGTCGAGTGCCACCTCACGGGCTTTGAGTGGGCCGCTGTCGCCCCGATGGTGGTCGGCCACGGCGTCGAACTCCCGATCATTCCGGTACCGCTGCACGAAGGCATCATCGACCGGATCAAAAACGAGGTCGACGCATTCTGGCGCCTGGTCGAGGAAGGCCGCACGCCGGAGCCCGACTACGGCAAAGACGCCGCGCTGCTCGAGCAGCTCTACGCGCCCGACGGCCACATCATCGACCTTACCGCCGACAACCATGTGCCGCAGCTGGTCGCCGAGCGGGAGGCACTGGCGCCGCAGAAAACCGCGATCGAGAAGCGCCAGAAAGAAATCAAGGGCGAGCTGCTCCATCGCCTCGGTACCGCGTCGGCGGGCCGCCTGCTCGACGGCCGCTTTGTGACTGCCAACCGCGTGAACCGCGCCGGCTACACGGTCGAGCCCACAAACTACATCGATCTCCGCATCAAGAAATAAGCCTGAAAGGACAGCCTATGAGCATGGTCGACGTTACCGCAACTGAACGCAGGATCGCCGAGCGCATCGACGCAGGCGTGGCAAATCAATTTGAGGTCTCAACCGCGGTCGGCGGCTTGGGCTTTGCGAACATGACCCAGGCGATGGAATTCGCCAAGATGATGAGCATTTCATCCGTGGCGGTTCCGAAGCATCTTCGCGGCAATCCGGGCGCCTGCCTCGCTGTCGTGATCCAAGCGATCGAGTGGAAGCTCTCGCCCTACGCGGTGGCGAACAAGAGCTATTCGGTCAACGATCGCCTCGCCTACGAGTCTCAGCTCATCCAGGCAGTCATCCTGCAACGCGCGCCGATCGATGGCCGCTTCAAGGTCAGTTACACCGGGCAGGGCGACGCCCGCGTTTGCAAGGTCTGGGCGAAGCTGCGCGGCACCGATGAAGTTGTCGACTACGAGTCGCCGCCGTTCGGCAAGATCACGCCGAAGAATTCGCCGCTGTGGAAGTCGGACCCGGACCAGCAGCAGTTCTACTACAGCGGCCGCGCGCTGTGCCGCCGCCATTTCCCCGACGTCCTGCTCGGCGTCTATGCCGATGACGAGGTCGTGCAAAGCATCGGGCCTGACACCGCCCGCGATGTGACGCCAACGAGATCTCTTTCGGACAAGCTCGATGTGCTCGCGCAACTGGGCACAAACGAAAGCGACGCCACGCAGGCGTCGTCAGGGGGAGAGGCAACGGCGGACCTCGCGCGCTCGGCCGACGCCTCTCCCGCCGCTGATCAAGCTTCGCCGCAGTCCCAGGCTCCCAACCAACAGACTGCGACGGGCCAGAGCGCTCCCGAAACAACGCCGAATTCGGACACGGCGGGCACCTCGGGAGCGCTCACGGCCTCGTGGCCTGCCGACAAGGTGCCGACGAACCCGGGCGAATACGCCGCGTGTACCAAGTCCTGGCTGGAGCAGGTCCGCGCCGGCGCGATCACGCCCGACGATGCCCGCGCTCGCTGGAAGAGCGAGATGAAGCTGCGCAACAACTGCATGGTCGACGAGAGCGTGCGCGATCCTCTCAAGGAAGAACTGGACGAGATTCTGGCCGCCGCCAAGAAGGCGGCGTGACATGCCTCTGTCTCGCGCGATCCTCAATCAAGGGCTTGCGGAAATCGAAGCCGCCGCGGTCGCCGGCGAGCGATGCCCCGTCACCAGGCGCGAGGGCGTCAAAGGGCTGTCCGATGGCGTAACCACGGCGCTCGCCCGCGAAGGTCGGATCAGGATCGAGGTCTACGCGAAGAACTGGCGCGTCGCCGAGATTCTCAAGGGGCCGAACGCGGGCAAGCGGACGAAGGCACCACCCAATCCGGAGTGGCGGCCGTACCTGACCATTGGCGTTGAGACCGTCCGGGCATATCGCGCCGCACGGGCGCTTGGCCCTTCCGCGCCGCGCCCGCTCCATGCCGAAGAACTGGGGAAGGTACATGGCTGACATGCGCTTGCGCGTTCTGGACGTCGAGACGACCGGTATCCCGTCCGAAACCGAGACGCATGCTCTCGTCGAGATCGGCACCTGCGATCTTGTCCAGTCGGTGTCCGGCTGGCGGGTCGAGATGCCGGTCGCCACCCTCGTAAACCCAGGGCGTCTCATCCCGATCGAGGCAATGGCGGTTCATCACATCCGCGACGCCGATGTCGCCAACGCGCCTTCCCCCGATCGCGTGCTGATGACGCTGCGCGACGGCGCGACGCACTTCTGCGCCCACAACGTCGACTTCGAACGAAAGTTCTACGCCGGCGGCGATACGCCGTGGATTTGCACATTTAAGAGCGCGCTGCGAATCTGGCCCGACGCGCCAAGCCACAGCAATCAGGTTTTGCGTTACTTCCTCGACATCGACGCGCACGACGACTTCGATCCTGCGCTTGCGATGCCCCCCCATCGCGCCGGTCCCGACGCGTATGTGAGCGCGTTCATCCTGCGCGAACTGATCGACCAAGCCTCGATCGAGGACATGGTGCGCTGGTCATCGGGCCCGGCACTCCTCGCCAAAGTTGGCTTCGGCAAGCATCGCGGCATGCGGTGGTCCGAAGTCCCGAAGGACTATCTCCATTGGATCCTCAAGTCCGACATGGACGACCGCAACGTGCGGGCGACGGCGAAGCATTACCTCAAAATTGCTGAAGGAGCGCTGGCATGAACGACGCCACGACACAGGAACTGCGCGAGCCCGTGAACGAAGTCGCCTCATCCGAAGACGACGGCTGGGAATGGGGCATCGTCGAAATCTTCGGACATCGCCGTCACGCCGGGCGCGTGCGCGAGGAGGAACGCTTCGGCACCAAGATGTTGCGGATTGACGTGCCGGTGAAGGGCGATCCGATCGCTAATGGCTGGGAGACGCACTGGTACGGCGGCTCCTCCATCTTCTCGTTTGCGCTGACGAACGAAGACACCGTGATGCGAGCGAACAAGCCGTATGCGTCGCCGTCACGGTTCCTGGCGCCGCCGGAAGACGAGCCGGAAGACGACGACACGTTCGACGACGGTGGCCCGTACAACGGGGTGGACGAGCCCGAACTGCCGTCGGAACTGCCCCTGCAGCCCGCAGCACCGGGGGCAGACACATGAAAACCCCCAGCTTCACCTTTGGGCCCACTCTCAGCCGAGTGTTCTCGTCATCGCGCTCCCGTGCGCATATCCGCGATGCCAGTGCCGCCGGCAAGGTCAAGGCATCGGTGTGCGTCGCCGTCTCGTCGACCTCGAACCCGCTCTACATGAACGTGGATGCGAGCGTGCACGGCATGGCGCCGGCGGAAGCGCTCGATGCTCTCGCCATCGCCGCGCAGCGCATCGCCGCGCTTCATAGCATTCCGGCGAGCACCGCGCCGGCCCTCACGATGACCGAAGCCGACGAGCTCGACGTGATCGCCGCGCGCCTGGTCGACCGCATCCGGGCAGTCGGCTGGTGGGAGACGGTCTCGAGCTGGGTCGGCATGAGCGCCGAATTCAAGTACTCGCGCGACGCGATGGTGCGGGAGTTGGCGCGCGCGATTGGGCGCCGGCGTGAAGTGGCGCATGTGGAGAAGGCGGCGTGAAAGCCCTGACCATATGGCAACCCTGGGCGACGCTGATCATGATCGGCGCCAAGCCGTACGAATTCCGGCGTTGGGACTATCGCACGCGCGATCGCGGCCTCGAAGGTCAGCGCATCGTCATCCATGCCGGCGCTCGGCCGGTTAAGCCGGTGGAAATCCAAGACCTGATCGCCCGTTGCAGCGAATATCAGGGCATCGCATCGGGCCTCCGCGCCGACAAGGCGCTTCCTCTGCTCCAGCGTCTCAATGCCGCGCATAAGTGTCTCGGGGTTGTGCCGCTCGCCGCCGGCTTGGGCAGCGCGATCCTCGGCAAGCCCCGGCGCTGTACGGATCTGTTTCGAGGAAAGGTCGCCGATAGCGACCGTATCGATGAACACATGTGGGCTTGGCCGCTTACGGACATCCTTCCGTTCGAGCCGCCGGTTGAGGCTCGCGGTGCGCAGGGTTTCTGGCATTGGTCTCACCGCGCGGAGGCCGCATGACGATCGCCGGCACCCTCGTCTATCTGCGCGGCCAACGCGGTCCCGAGGCACAGAAATGGCCGATCGGCACCACGGCCCATCTGCGTTCCGAGAACCGCGATCGCGTCCTGGCCGAGCACCCGCTCAACGAGGGCGAATTCGGGCTGACCATCTGCATCCTCGAACAGCGCTACCCGCCACCGCGGTCGCCGGATGATCCGACGCCGGCGCCGAAGCCAGAGCCGCCCAGGCCATCCGCGCCCGCGCAGGCGGCCGCCATGGAGGCCGGAACGTGACCTGCAAGCATCTCAACTTCGGCGCCCATGTGAAGGTCGCACGGCTGGAGAACATCGGGCAATTCATGGCCGAGATCACTGTCGAGTGCACCGATTGCAACACTCCGTTCCAGTTTCTCGGTCTTGAGCCTGGTCTCGATCTGCAAGGTGCGCGCGTCAGCATCGACGGCCTTGAAGCGAACATTGCCATCTGCCCGCAAGGCGCAAAGCCAAGCCCGCTCCAGCGGATGGCGTTCAACATCAACAAGTTCGATGGGTGATCAGATGACTTCGCTCCCCGTCATCCCGCGCTGGAACACCGAGCGCAAGAAGGAAATCGTCGCGCTGGTCGCGGCCGGGTTCGCCACGCGCGAGGCCGTCTGCGCGCACTACGCCATCTCGGGCGATGAATTCACCGCCTGGCAGCGCGAGTTTCGGCGCAGCAACACACCGGCGATCCTGAACGCGGTCGAAGCCGCGCTCTCGGACCGCGAAGGCCGCACGCCGCGCCAGGTCGGCATCCGCATCGAAGATCTCGCACGCACAACGATCAGGCACGCGCTCGCGCAGCTTGTCGCCGACGGGCGCGCGACGTTCGAGGGGCCGGACACAAGGCGGCTGTATCGACGCGTGAACCCGATGCTCGCCGTGACGCGGCGCATTCATGCGCTCGCCGTGACGCAGGAGGAAGCGTGAAGCATCCCATCCCAGACGCCGCTCTCGACGACCGTCTCGGCTTTGTCGGCACGGCCGGCAGCGGCAAGACATACAATGCCAGCGCCTGCGTCGAACGATTGCTGGATAGCGGCGCGCGAATCGTCGTCGTCGATCCGCTCGACGTGTGGTGGGGTCTGCGCCTCATCGCGGACGGCTCCGGGCCGTCGCGCTACGCCATGCCGATCTTCGGCGGATCGCACGGCGACTTGCCGCTAAACGAGCACGCCGGCGCACTGATCGGTGAGACCGTCGCCGGGATGGCCGAGTCCTGCATCGTCTCGCTCGGAGGACTGACCACTAAGGCGTCGGAACGACGATTCATGCTGGCGTTTCTGGACGCCATCTATCGCAAAGCGAGCGGCGAACCCGTCCACATCATCTTCGACGAGGCCGATCTTTGGGCGCCGCAGAAGTCGTCCGAACCGATGCTGCAAAGCCGGATGGAAGAGATCTGTCGCCGTGGCCGGATTAAGGGCCTGATCCCGTGGCTGATCACGCAGCGGCCGGCGGTCATCAGCAAGGATGTGTTGTCACAAGTCGACGGCCTGGTCGCGTTCAAGCTCACGAGCTCGCAGGATCGCGACGCGCTCGAAGGCTGGATCGAGGGACAAGCCGATCGCCAGCAATGGAAAGAAATCCGCGCCGCGCTGCCGACACTGCAGCAAGGGCACGGCGTTGTCTGGGTCCCCGGTCGCGGCGTCCTTTCCACGGTCGCGTTTCCGGTCAAGCGCACGTTCGATTCCTCGCGGACACCCAAGCGCGGTGAGAAGAAACGGACGGCCGCGTTGAAGCCGCTGGATCTCGGTAAGCTCAAGGATCGGCTGGCTACGATCGAAACCGAGACCAAGGCCAACGACCCGAAGGCGCTCAAGGCCGAAATCGCGCGGCTGAAGGCGCAATCGCCCGCGAACGAGGCGGCAAAAATTAGCGCGCCTGATCCGGCGGCGATCGCCGCGGCCGAGGCGCGCGGTTTCAACCGAGGACTGGCGGCGGCCGAGGCGCGCGGCGACTTCTTCGTCACTCTCGGCCGCGACGTACTGTCATCGCTTCGCGTCCTCGCCGACGAGGCCCGCAAGGCCGTCGATCGCCACGAAGCCTCTGTCCTCAAGGCTCCTGCCTTACCTGAATTCCAATCGGGCTCGCCAAGCGCTCCTCCACCCGGCGCTCGGACACCCCGAGCGCGTCCGGAGACCACACCGGTGCGCAACCCGTCGCCTGCGGCGAGTGGTGACGGGAGCCTTTCGGGTCCGCAGCGGCAGTTGCTGCAGGCGCTGGCCTGGTGGGCGAGAATGGGGCACCAGAACCCGACCCGCGTGCAGGTCGCCGTCATTGCCGGCTGGCGTGTCACCTCTGGACACATGAAGAATGTTGCCGGGTCGCTTCGCACACTCGGCCTGATCGAATACCCCTCTGAAGGCGCGATCACGCTCACGGTGACCGGAGCGGCCGCGGCGCCGGCGCCCGACACATCGGCGACACTCGAAGACAGCGTGCGCGCGATCCTGACCGGCCCGCAGCGCATCGTTTTCGACAATCTGCCTAAGAGTGGCGAAGCAATCTCGCGCGAGGAGATCGCCAACCGCTGCGGCTGGGAGCCGACCAGCGGTCACCTCAAGAACGTGCTCGGCTCGATGCGCTCGCTTGAAGTGATCGAGTATCCGTCACAGGGCCAGGTCGCGCGTGCGGAGTGGATCGCATGACACTTCGCGAGCGTTGCAAGCAGTTTCTCCAGACGGCTCAACAAGACGCGATGCTGCGTCAAGGTTCGCCGGTCGATGACCTGATGGCGTTCGTGATCACCGAGATGGGGCGCGCTGCCGACGAAAAATTGGAGCCGACCGTCCCGCTGGCTCTGTATTTCGGAAACGAGGCCGACCGGGATGAGTTCGTCGCGCTCATGCACGAAGCGAAACCCGGCTGGATTACCAAAAGGTGGTCGCGATGAGGGCATCGTCCAGCATCATTCGCGGCCGGCTGTCGCCCGACGAGCGCGCTGAGATCGAGCGCTTGGCGCTCCGCATGCGCAAGCCGATGCCCGGTCCGATCGCGCTTAAGCTCAACCGGCACGTCGCGACCGTGACGTGGTTCATGATCCGAAACGGTCTCATCGAGCGGCCGCTGCACTACGGCCACCAGAAGCCGCACGTCCGCAAGAACGGCGTCGCCGTGCGGCCGTACAGCGCGCGCGAGGACCGGCGCATCATCGCACTGCGCGTTGAAGGCAAGAACCCGCGCGAGATCGCGGAGACCATCACTGCAGAGATCGGCGTCCAGCGGACCGGGCATAGCGTCAGTGTGCGCCTGACGATGCTCGCCTCCTACACCGGCAGCCCAGACGACTTAACCCTTCCAACTCAGGAAAAAGCCGCATGACCAGCGTCAGCCACGTCCCGCTTTCTCAACTCTCGATCGACCCGATCAACGTCCGCAAAACCGATGTCGAGCCATCGCCCGCATTCGTGATGAACGTCCGCGCGATCGGCATCAAGATCCCGCTCCTGGTCCGCCTCAACGGCGAAGGCTATAAGGTCGCGGATGGCGGCAAACGCCTCCGCGCCCTGCAGACGATCGCCAAGGCCAAGCAGGACATCAAGGGTATTCCGGTCACCTCGGAATATCCGGTCCCGGTCACGATCGAGGAAGCAACCGACGAGCAGGCGCGCGATACGTCGCTGGCGCTCAACCTGTTCCGCGACGAGATGCACCCGGTCGACGAGTTCGAGGCCTGCACCGCGTTCATCGCCGGCGGCGATACGATCGAGGAGATCGCGGCGCGGTACGGCACGAGCAAACGATATGTACAGCAGTCGCTGGCGTTGGCCGCACTCTCGCCGAAGATCCGCGAGGCATGGCGCGCCGGCGAACTCGATGAGGAAGAGGCTCAAGCCTATACGATGGCGGCCGATCATGCCGATCAGGAGCGTGTTTTCAAGAAGGTCGGCAAGCGCGCCAGTAATTGGCAAATCCGCCGCGCGATCGTCGGCGACCAAGACGGTGCCGCGAAGTTGCTCCATTTTGTCGGCCGCAAGGACTATGAGGCCGCCGGCGGGACCATTATCGAGGATCTGTTCGCCGAGAAAGAGAACGACAACTCTGCGGTGTCGGATGAGAAGCTTTTGCGCAAGCTCGCCGACAAGAAGCTTGCCGACAAATGCGCAGCGCTGAAGGCGGAAGGCTGGTCTTGGGCCGAGACGCGCGAAGAGGCCGGACACAGCACCTGGAACTGGACCCAGCTGCCTGGTGGCAAAAAGCAATCGCCCGAAAACATGGCCAAGTCCGGGTGTCTCGTCGAACTCAAGCACGATGGCACGCTCGAGATCCGTTACGCGATGCAGAAGCCGTCGCAGCAGAAGAAGACAAAGACCGCAGCCGCCAAGGCCAAGGGCGAGACCGTTGAAGCCGCGATATCCAATGCCATGGCGCACCGGCTGAGTTGCGCGCTGACGGTGGCTGCGGCAAAGGCGGTCGAGAGCGATCCGTCGCTCGCGCTGACGATCGCGGTGGCGGCGCTGATCTCATATGAAACCGGCGTGAAGCTCCGAAATGACGGATTCGGCGCGCGCGAGATCGAGTACGACGAAGAATTCGATGCCGCATTCACGCGCATCGGCAAGATGGCGCCGAAAGAGCAAATGGCGCTGTTCGCTAAGCTGGTCGGCGGCGCGTTCGATTTCCGGAACTACAACGCGAGCCGGGATGCATTCAACGAGGAAGATGCAGCCTCGACCATCTGCAACGCAATCGACCCCAAGCGCATGAATGCGGCGCTGCGCGAGGTCTTCGACCCGAAAGACTATTTCGGCGGGATCAGCAAGGCGATCATCGCGCAGGCCGTCACCGAGGCGATGGGCAAAGACCACGGCGCCAAGGTGCTCAAGATGAAGACTGGCGAGGCCGCGGCGTTCGCGATCGCCAATGTGCCCAAGACCAAGTGGCTTCCGGAACAGCTGCGTGTTGCCGGATACGACGGGCCCGGAGCAAAGAAGGCGCCGGCGAAGAAACCAGCCAAGAAGAAGGCGGCGTGATCCGAGGGCTGGGCCACGCCCGAATACGCAGTCGTCGTAATGCCATCCCAACAGCGGGGCACAGAATGAACGAAGCACGGATTTCCGCCGCGGCTGGCCAGATCGCGAAGCGGCGAACTGCGCTGCTGTGGCTTGAGCAATACGGCGTAAACCTGACGGGCCGGAGCGACAGCGACTCCGCATCCGTGTCTGTCCATCTTAACTACGCCAGCGCGTGCCCCGGCGCCAAGGAGGCGGCGGAAGTGCTGAGTTCGTATGGCAGGGTTCATCTGCCCGAAATCGTGAAGTCGGCGATTGAGTGCTGCCGGAACGACATCGCCATGGCCATCGACGCGATACGCGAGGAAGTTGGCGAGCCCGACGGCGCGGTCACGCAGGATAAACGAGGCACACCATGAAGACGATGCGCGTCACACTCGAAATCGATGTCGATAATCTCTCGCCAGAAAAGCTCGCGGAGTGCGCGAAAGACATGGAGATGTCCGTGGCCGATCTGGAGGGGTTGGCAGATGCCAGCGCCCCCGAGGTGGCGCGGACACTGGAGAATTTCGGCGGCGACATGAACGACGATCTATTCGCCGGGTCGGACCTCTTCGTTCAGTTCGCCGACGTGCGTGTCCTGACTGCCGAGTGGATCGGTGTAGCGATAACCGCAGGGGAGCGTGGCACGCCATGACAACTCTCGCAGCTATGTGGAAACGAGATGAAAAGAACGTGCGCTCCGATGAGCGGATAGTGGCTCTGGAGAATGCTCTGGGGCTGGCTCTTTACTATCTGGAAAAACACGAGCCCAAGGACAGCCGCGCCGTGTCGTCGGAGTTCGTCGCGATGGCTGCGGTGCAGGCGGACATGGCCAATCCCGAATGCGACAAAATCATTCAGGTGGCTTTGGCGAAGCACCTTCTCAGTGCCACGCATACCAGTGGAACACGCGATGCGTGAGATCGTCGACGCATGCCGGGCGCTTCGCGTCTTTCGCCACGGCAAGCCGGATCACATCAGATGCACCGCCGAGAACGCAATCTATCTTCTCAGGAGCATCGTGCGCGGGCGAGCGACGCCGCAAGCGTACGCGTCGCTTCGCGAGAAGATCGAGCAGCTGCGCGTGTAGGGGCCGTCAACGCGGCACAACAGGAGAGACCAATGGCCGACCCGAAGCAGGAAGTTTACATCGATTACGTGAACTGGCGTGGCATTCGCGGCTACCGTCGCATCCGACCCGGCCGCGTCGTGTTCGAGAACAACGAGTGGCACCCGGAAACAGAGTGGCTGCTCGAAGCCGTCGATTGCGAAAAGGGACAGGAGCGGACATTCGCCCTGGCAAAGATCAGAGAATGGTTCACGGCCGCCGAAATCGACGCCGCCAAAGCCCTCGTGAAGGAAAAAGCGTCAACCAGCTTCCTCCAACGCAAGCTGCGCATTGGCTATAATCGAGCGGCCAGCATCATGCAGATGTTCGAGGATATGGGGATTGTATCAAAGCCGTCCGCCAGCGGCGTTCGCACGGCGCAATAACCGGAGATACATGCGCCATGATGGAAATGACGCCAGAGCGACTTGAGTGCCTACGAGTGATCGCCCGCGCGGACGGCAAGATGGACCACGACGACAAAGCCCTTGCGCCGTTTTGCGATGATCGATCGACGCTGAGCAAGCCAGATGTATTCAACCAATGCCATGACGCCGGCTGGCTCATAAGCCGCCACGACGACCGCACGGATACCAGTTACGTCTACGTGACAGATGAGGGCAGGCAAGCGCTGTGCCGCGCTCCTGGGGAAGATGTGAGCCGATGAAACACGCCAAGGGCATTATCGAAGTTGCGGCCATCGGGCTGGAGGTGCCGTATTACAATCTAATCGACCTCAAGCATAAACGCGAAGAAGATGACGTGACTGATCCGATCATCCTGCAATTGGGTGACGCGATCGTTCAAATCGGTTCCGTCATGAAGCTTTTGAAGGGCGAGCCCCGCTAATGCGTCGGCAACAACATTGAACGCACGACGACATGAGCGACGTCATCGCCAGCGAGGACTATCTGACGGAGGCCGAGGTCCTCGCGCGCTGGACGATGATTCGGCCGAAGGACCTTCGGCGCGCGCGCCGTCAAGGCGATATTGATTATTACGCCTTCTCCGGAGGCCCTTGCTACACGCCCCACCAAGTGCAGGAATACATCGACCGCACCCATCTGCGAGCCCGCCAATGCGCAAGCCCCGACGCCCAGCCGGTACCGACAGTGACGGCGCCGAGCGTTTCTCCATCGGCGGATATTTCCTCGAGCGTTCATTCCCAGACCGCGGCGGATACTGGTACGCCTGCCGGAATGACGCCGCATCTCGCCGAGTCCGTCGGCGAAGCCTTGGCGTCACAGATAAGGAAGAGGCCAAGATCAAGCTCGCGGCGCTCGTCGCTGCCGCCCCGCAAGCCGGCAGCGGGCAAGCCGCGCCTGGCCCTGATCAAGTCCTGACGCTCGCGGTCCTGCAGGCCTATCTCGACACCCGTGCGACGCAGATCGCATCCGAGGAAGCCGCCGGCCGCGCCGTGGTGCTGTTCACCGACTATCTCACCCATATCAAGCGCGTCGCCGCGCCGGTCGCGTTCTGGACGCCGGCGCAGCAGCTCGCGTTCGCCAAATGGTCGAGGGCAACGCATGGTCACGCGCCGAGCTACATCGCCCGCCTGTTCGACGTCATGCGTTCGGCGTTCCTCGACGCCTGCGCGGTCAAGATGCGCATCGATGCGGTCGGCGACGAGGTCGAGGCCGCCTTGCTGGCGAGCGCACCGCAGATCGTGATGACGCGTGACCGGATCGCCGCCGAGCTGCAGATCCCGGTCCGGGGTCCACGCGCTAGGACGCTCTCGATCGAGCAGATGGCCGCGCTGCTCGATTCCCTCGACGCGCCGCATCTGTTCCGGTTCGCCATCATGGCGCTGTGCACCTGGGCGCGGCCGCAGGCCCTGATCGATCTCGACCCGGCCGAACAGATCGACTGGAACGCCGGCGTAATCGACCTGGCACCGCCCGGCTGGGTCGCCACGAACAAGCGGCGCCCGCGCCAGCCGCTGACCCGGTGCCTGGCCGGCTGGATCGAACATTGGGAGCGCGAGGACGCGGCGCGCGACGTCGCCGATCGGCGCGCCGGGCGTGAGCTCGTTGAGCCTGGCCTGCTGACCTACAAGCGCTGCCGGGTCGGAACCGTCAAACAGGCCTTCCGCCGCCACGGCGCCGCCCTCGACCTGCCCGGCTTTGCACAGAAAAGTTTCCGGTATTTCATGACCGACCAGGTCAAGCGGCTATTCAGGGCGGTTCCGCGCGAGCAGCGCTCGCTCTGGCTCGGCCATGTGGTCCGGGACGGCTCGCGCACTACCGACCACTACGAAACCGACGACCCGCAGATGCTGGCCGATGTCGCGCTGGCGACCGACTGCGTCATCGCGCTGATCGCCGAGCACACCGCCCGACCGCTGTTTGCGACTGAAACGCTACTGAATCGCAAGGCTCTGGCTGAGATTGGCGCCCGGGTGATGCCAAAGACCCTTGAAAAGTCTCGTAAAATGGTGGGCGCGACAGGGATCGAACCTGTGACCCCTACGATGTCAACGGGGTCAAATCGGGTCATTTCCCTGCAAAATCAACGAAAAAGGCGCGCCTGAGACCCGGACCGGACCCGGAACGAGCCCGGAACGAAGCCGAATTTGCTACTGAACTGCGACTGAAAAAAATCACCCTTGCCGCCCGGGCTGCCCCGCTGGCAACCTGCCGCAATGCCGCTTTTCCTGCGCGCGATGCGCGACCACTATCCTGACGACGACACCCGCAGCGCTGACACGATGACCGGATTCGTCGCGTTGAGTGGCAGCTACGCGTGCGGCCAGATCGTGCCGTCCCGCATGGTCCATTCGGAGCATCTGCTGGATTGGGGCTGCGGCTTCAGCGGGTTCAGCACCGGCGGCACTGTCCCGACGGTCGAGGAAGCCAAGCCGGCCATGGCGAAGGCATGGCGCGATAGCCTGGCGCGCGTGGGGCTCGCGGAAATCGAGGATGCGAGGCCGGGGCCGACCGAGCGCAAGGCGCCGCCTCCTCCAGACGTCGGCGCTTGGATCCCCGGTCCGGTGTTTTCGGATCTGGATCATCCGGTCGTGATCCACCAGCCACGACGCATGAGCGTCACGTCGGGGGAACTGCTGGTCGGGCTTTTGCACGAGATCAATCGGGCGCCTTACGCCGGCCAGTGGACCTGGGAAATTTCCGGCACCCGGTCGAACCCGGAAGGCTTTGTGTGGAACGGCCATCAGCCGACGCTGGGCGAGGCGCAGGCGGCGCTGATCGGAGCATGGGCGAAATGGCTGCAGTGGGCGGGCCTGCGGCAAAAGGAGCCGCTGAGGTGGAGTTCCGGTTAAGAGGAACTGGCTTGCCCAGCTAACGTTGAGTCACGCTTGTATGTGGAGTTGCGTCGTGTCGAGTGTAGATATGGCCGAGGTGCACAGCGAAAACATGCAAAACGCATGGGCCGCGCTGCGCATGATCCGGGACACGGTCGAAACCTTGGGCCCTCCCGGGATCCTGCCGTCCGAGGAAGCCGTGCTGCAGCTGCACGGCCCCGAACCGGTGCACGAAGCCACCGCGATTGTCGAAGCCCTGCAGAAGCTGCTGGCGCGCTGATGCCAAAGCGCCTCACGAACTACGACTGGACACGCAAGCTGGCCCAGCCGGTTGATCTTGGCGGCAGCAAGCCCGTGCGTACGCTCGCCGACGTGCGCGAGCATCTGATGCGACTGCCCGAGGGCCATCAGCAAAGGCCGGCGTTCCAGCACGTCGCCAGCCTCATCCTGGACGCCGCTGAGGGCAAGGACGTGGGCGACATCTCGGTCGCGTTGCGGATATCGCAGCAGGCGCTGCGCGCGCCCTAGAACGCAAAAAAAGCCCCGCCAGCCACGAAGGCCAGCGGGGCGAGGTAGCGAATGGTCCACAGCTCGGGGGAGGGCCCGGTTGCGGTTTAGTGTGAGGGGGGGGGGGCTAAAGCTTACCCGCCCACGCCGGCGATGAAACAGATGACCCCGCTTGGATAGACGTGCTCACGGTCGGGAGGTGGCGCGCACAGGTGGTTCCTGCCGTCCGGGCTGTCGCGATTCTGCTCGATCTTGGAGGCCGGGACATCCATCCACTTGCCGTCTTCGCGGCGCCGAGCTTGCCATCGTCCACCGATCTGACGCGCTTCGGTCGGGTAGCAGTCAGCCTTGTTGCAGCACGATTGCGTGGGCATGTCCGGCCGCATCCAGCGCGAATAGAACTTGTCGTGCATCGGCATGTCGGCAACGGGGTGGCGATGCTCTTGAGCAAATACAGCCGGCGCGCATGCCAGAAGCACGAGCGCGGCCAGCACACACCGTTTCGTCATGAGCCCCGATCCCTTATGGCGTCGATCTTGCTCTCCATGCTGGAGAGCCCATCGGTGATCTGCTTGCCGAGTGCCTTCATGTCGGCTTGCAGGTCGTCGCGGACCTTGTAGAAGCCGTCGCGCCGTACGAAATGATCGCGCGACCACATGGCAAAACTGTTCATATCCGCCAGCAGTTTTGCCACCTGGTCCGTCGCCGCCTTCTCGCTCAGGCGCAGCGCCTCGCGCAGCGACGCTGCCGTCTCGCCGAAACGCCGTTCGATCTCATCGACCTTGTCGTCGAAGTCTCGCCGTATGGCGCCGAGCGCACTATCGATTTCCTTGCGCTCGGTCGTGATGGCTTCGCGCAACGAGACTTCCATCTTGCCGAGCGCACGGGTTACGCCGACCACTGTACCGATGGTGTTGAGCAGGAGGGCCGCTATTGCGACGTAAAGCCCAGCGTTTTCCATTCACGCCCACCCTCACCCGCGCTTAAAGCGATCGACAACCTTGTCCCAACACGTTCGGCCGGCGACGATCCGGCTGTTGAGCGTGTCGGTAACAGCGCGCTCGCGCATCCACGCCGCTTTGGCGTGCACGCCCTTCACGTCGGCATGATCAGCGGTTCGGAGCGACCCGTTGCAGTCGCTTGGAACGTTGACGGACGTTGGCCCCGTCGGTCCGTGGCACGTCGCCGGCAGCGCGAAGGTCATCATCATCAATCCGGCAATCACCGGCCGGCGCCCTGGTGAGCTTGGCTTCATAGTCTTTGATCCTCTGTTCTGCGTCGGCGGTCTTCTCCCGCTCGGCCGCGGTTGCCTGCTCGACCTGCTTCTGTGCTTCGACTTTCGCCTCGTTCTTCATGCGCTCCATCGCGGCCGCATGCGCTGCCTCGCGCGCGACCCACGTGGCGCGTTCTGAGAACGTGCCGTAGTAGTAGCCGGCCGAAATGCCGAGGACGGCGAGGATGAAGCCGTAGAGGATTTTCGCCGCTATCTGATCTGCAGGATTGGCGAAGAACTTCGCGATCTCGGCCACGATCGCGAGGACCGCCTTGATGATGGCGGCGATCGACACGAGGCCGCCCCACATGGCGGCTACCAGGGCGATCACGGCGACAACGGCGAAGATCCACCAATGCGCCGCGATCCAGAGCAAGATTCCGATGGGGTTCATGCGGCCTCGCTCTCCGGCGCCGCCACATCGTCAGGAACCGGGAGCGCGGGCGCCGGCAGGGGCGCCAGGTCAAGTGCATCGTGGAGTTCGGCGCGGCGCTTGCGTGCCCACATGCCCCAGAGCAGCCCGCCGACGGTCAGCAGCACGCCAAGCACGGTCAGGCCAGTAAAGATGTAGGCGATCGTATGCGACGTCTCGACAAGCGGCTGCAGTGCAGTGGTGGCCTGTGTCAACGTCGCCGCGCCGATGCCGCTGCCGGCCGACACGTCCGCCGCGGCCGTCTGCGGCGCATCCTTCGCATCGGAGATCGAGGCCTTGCGCTGCCCGTCAGACCCGAACGGCGCCGGAACGCGCGCGGTGCCGGCTTGCGCCAACGTAATCGCGGCACGCTGCACGTCGGCAACGCGGCGGGTCCAACCCTTGCCGAACTCCGGCCACACCTTGAGCGCTTTGAGGAACGTCATGCGCCGGCCGCAGATCGCCTTGATCAGCCCGGCGATGTCCGTGTGTTGCTCGATCGCCGAGAGCGTGCCCTCTCCGACATGCCCGTCGATGCTGCCGTGATAGAGCCCGGCGTCGGTCAGCGCGCGCTGCAGCCACTTGATCGACTGCACCGGCCCGGAATTGACCGCGCCATCATAGACCACCAGGTCGACGCCGGCAGGGAGGTCATCACCACGGGTCGGCGTCCAGTACTGATCGCGGTAGATCTCGTCGCGCTCGGCATCTTCCAGCAGATAGACGTCGCGCGGCTTCATGCCCTTGCGCCGCCGGTAGCCATCATAGACGCGCTGGATCACGCCCTGATTGGTCTTGCCCCCAGGGTCGCGCGGATTGTTGACCTTGCCGCCCTCGTAGACGAGAACGCGCTTGTCGCAGAATGCAAAGTTCTCGGCAGTCATCTCACATCCTCTTGATCGACGCGCGTGATTTGCCGCGCTTCCCGGTTGGCCTCGGCTTTTGTTTGCGCGGCACCGAGCACCGGATCGGTGGAGCGCAGCGCATGGCGCGCAGCACGTCGGTCGCCGACATCATCGCGGTGCGCTCGCTTGGCAGCGCGGCCGTTGACCAACCGACAGCAGTAAGCGCGCCGGCGAGCGCCAGCGCTGCGAGGCATCGCATTCAACACCTATGGGATAGCCGAGAGTGAGTTGTGATCAGGCCCGCGCCAAGCGATCAGTACGGCGCGCCTGACGCCTGCAGCTTGGCTTTCCATCCGTGTGTCGGATCGAGGGCGTATGAATAGGACCCGTCATTTCCCAAGTGCGAGGCATTCGGGAAACGGCATGAGGCGTTCGCTGACGGGCCGCACACGTTGCCCTGCAGCGCATCGGCGTTCGCACCCGCGAAGACTTGCGTTCCGTTCACGACGGCCGCTTGCGCTGCCTGTATGGCCGCGTTCGTTCCGTAGGTGTCGTAGAACGACTGCCTTGCTATCAGCCACCGCCCCCACGATGCGGACCAGCCCAAGGAAGCCGCGACCGCATTGCTGGTTGCGATCAGATTGTTATAGGCCGCGGTTTGCGCGGCTTGCGATGTCCCGTAGGTGTTGGCGCTTTCACCCTCGCCCCACAGGATCGCGCATGAAACGTTCGTGTCGCCGCACTTGGCCGGGCTGATCCGCTGCGCGATCCGGCGCAGCGCAACAGGGATACGCTCCTTGAAAACTCCAGTGTCCCATTCGGTGGCCGTCGTTCCGTCAATCGCGATCGGCACGATGATGACCCGCGCACATTTTCCGGCCGTCACCATGGCGTCGGCGGTACGCAGCAGTGGGTGCCCGCCGTTCCATGTCGTGGCGACGGCGGTCGGGCTGGAGACCGTCTGCGCCACCGAAACCGTGTATGTCCCTGTCCCGCCCGCCCCGGTGCCGAGCGCCGTCACCAGCGCCTTGGTAACGCCGCTCCCGAAGATCGACTGGCCAACGGCAATCGTCCCGGCCGAGATGGCCGACACCGTCATGGTCGTGCCGGAGATCGTCGCGGTGAAGAACCCCATCGGGTACTTCGGCGTTGAAGACGGCAGGTTCGTGCCAACCAGAGGGTCTTCGGCCTTGTAGATTGCCCCGTCGTTCGGGTTCAGATTGCCGATGGCATTCGGGTTGACTGGCAGGAAGTTCGACGGCGACACGTTGACGATATTCGACTGGCCACCCGTGATCCAGATGCAGTTCTGCACCGCCGTGTTGATCGTCTGCGTGTCGAGTGTCTTGTAATTGGTGTCCTTGAACGTCAGGACAGAACTGGTTTCCTGCAGGTAGAACAGATCGCCCGCACTCGCGTCATGAACAGATAAAGCGAGCGCGATGATCGCCAGACATCTGTTCATGCTACATCGCGCCCGTATAGCTGAGCATCTGTTGCTGCATTATCCCGCCAGCCGAGTTCTGACCGTTGAAGACGTTGGCGTGATAGCTGTCGCTCTGCTCCATCGCATAAATCGTGTTGAGGCCCGGAGCGAGATTGTCGTCCATCGTCGCGACCAGAACTTCGGTGCAGGCTGTCGTGCCTCCCACGCACTGGAACAGGGCGCTGAAGGCGCGCGCCGCAATCGTCGCGTAGCCGTTCAGCCCGAGCGTGATCGCACCATAAGCGCCGCCCGCGACTGGGTTGACCCGTTGAAGATATTTTGCGGAGAACACATCTGTGCTCTGCCCGGCCACAACATCGATCGAGCAGTTTGTCTGCCCGTGCGCTGGGCGCCATGTCGCCGCCGTATAGGTCCAGTTCTGCACGCTATCGGATACCGACGCACGCACGGCCTTCTGATTGTAGGCGTTGTAGACCGAGAGGATGGCCTTGCCGCAGTTCGTCGCGTTGGTGCCGAATTTCAGATCGATGGTTCCGGCCGATGCGCCGGTCAAGACGGTGCCGACATAGGTGCATTGATTGGTCGCACAGGAGACCGTTGTTGAAGCCCCAGTTCGGCACGTCATCCCGTTGGATGCGTTGGTCGGATATCCGGCCGCGATCGCAAGCCCGCCCGTGGCCGCACGCGCACTCGTTCCCGCACCAGAGTCTGCATAGGCTGGGCCGGTGCAAAGATCCCGGCTCGCCGTCACAAATGCATCGTACAGTGTATTGGGCGCCCAACTCGCACTGCCGGCCAGCGCCAGCGTGAGGCCGACCGTGTCGTTCAGTCCAGATGTAAAATCGAGCGAGACAACGCTGGTCCCGTCATAGACCGGGACCGTGCGGCCGTTGCACGGCGCGTAATAGAGGTTGGTCTGCGCGACCTGATCTGTGACGACGCTGCATCCGCCGCTGACGACTGTCAGCCGTCCGCCTGGCGGCGTCTGGGCGGTCGCTGGCGCAGCCGCCACGAATGCGGCGGTGACAACAAAAATGCCCAGACGGGCACCCACCAGAAAACGCGTCATAATTGTGTACACTGCTTTCGTTCGCCCATAGCACGAATGACCTGGGGTTGTAAATTGAGCGTCGCGCCCTCAGCCAAGGTCAGATCTCAGCCGTTCCACTGCGCCTTCAATTCCATCGCGAGTTCGGTACCGAACAGCGTCGCGTTCGAGGGCGCGCCGAGGAAGCTTTCGACGGATTCCAGCGCCGTGATGGTGTTGACGCCGATGCGAGCACTGAGCGTGTAGTGCACGACTTGCGGAGTATTCAGCAGCACCGTGGTGCCGGCCGTGGAGTTAAAGGCGGTTGGCGCCGACGCAGAGTTGACCCCGATCGCTGTCTCGTATTCGAGGTTGGTCGCGCTCGATATGGTGATGTACGTGACGTCGATATGCTCTTCCGCCAACCCGCAAAACGTCGTGATCTTGTTGTTTGCGTTGTTGTTGGCGGCGCGCCACGCGATCGTGCCGTAGGTCCACGTCAAGGCCGGGTCGCCTTCACGCAAGACGATCGGCAGGCGATTGAACGCATTCCATACACCCCACTGGCGCGCCGTGCCGTAGCCCGCATGGCAGTTGATCTGCCCGGCCGACGCAGCAATCAAGATCGAGCCGAGATAGGTCGCAAGGTTTGCGCCGATCGAATAGGTGTTCGAACCGTTGCGGCCGGTCATCGAGACTGTGTTGACGTAAAGCCCGGAAATTCGGGTCAACTGCGTCGTACCAGCGCCTGTGCCACGACTTCCAGAGCCAGCGGTTGAGCTTGTCCATGCCGGCCCGGTAACGAGCGTCACCACGCCTGAATTGTTGAACGCGAACACGTCATAGATCGTATCGCTGGAATGACTGCCGACCAGCCCAAGACTGAGTTCTGAAAACGACAGCGGAACGAACGAGGCGCCGTTGTAGATCGGCACCAGATTGCCGCAGTACGGCGTGTAATACACCGTGCTGGTCGCCGTATCGACGCTCGGGAACGGCGCTCCGGATGTCAGCGTAAGCCGCCCCTGCGGCGCGGGCACGACCGCGGCAGCCGTCGAAGCATTGATCGCGGTCCACACCGCGGTCAGGCTCGTACCCGTCGCGGTGCAGACGTAAAGGATGCTGTTCGTCGCGTCCCATGCCATCGAGGCCGGAACGCCAACGCTGCCCTGGGTCCCGGCGAGCTGACCGGTCGGAGTTCCGAGCACCGTTTGCACCTGGGCGACGGTCGAGAACTGCGCGCCGTAAACCGGGTCAGCAGTCCAGATCTCGACATCGTTCTCGTCGGTGCAGACGACTTTATAGGCGAGATTCTGCAGGAAGATCGCGACGTCGGGTTGGCCAAGCGCGTTTAACGTGACCGTCGTCGACGAGCCTGCCGACAGCGCGCTGTCGGTGTAGACGGCCAGCGGTGTCGACGTGCCTGAGGCATAGAACTTGAGCTTGTGACCGACGCGCACCGTCGGTGTCGCGGTCAGAAGCTGCTGAAACGGCAATGTAAAGCGATCTGCAGCCATTTCGGGCGCCTCAAATGCAAAAGCCCCGCGATTTGCGGGGCATTCGGGTGACGATTGATGGCGCTTGGCGCCGATGTTAGTCTGCCGCGATGCTCAACCTTGAACGCCGCGGGCGGCGCACAGTGATCCTGATGGGAATCGCCGGGTTCGCTGCATTGATCGTGTATCTGCTACGATGATGGGCAGTCGCACGTTAGGTTACATCATCGCTGCCGCTATCTTCGCGCCGCTCGCATGGTGGGCGAAGGTGTCGCCCGCGGGCATGACGGCTCTGATCGTGACTTTTGTGCTCTTCTTCGCGGTCGCGATCGTCATGCGAGTGCGCGATGGGCATTGGCCGGGCGACTAGCCTCTATTGATCCGCGAGATAGCGCTCGCCGCTGACTGCGCCGAGAGCGGGGAGCCCGGCCGCCGCTGGAGAGCGCATTGGCGGCGCGCCGGACGGGATCGCATCGAGCGTGTTCTTGAAGTTCTTGCCGAGGCCGAAAATCCGCACATAGAAGGGCGCGTTGGCGTTGAAGACGCCACCAAGAGCGCGCGCGACCTCGTATCCGGATTTTGAGGGATTGGTGGCATCGACCGGCGGAACCGTATCTTTGAGCACCTTGGCATAGCGCCGCATTGTGGCGCGCTCGGCATCGTCGAAAAGGAGCTCCGAGAGAGCTTTGCCCTTGCCGTTGACGAACTCGTAGATGTTCTGGCTGACAGCCTGAGGCCCAGGCTGCGTTTTGCCTTCGGCGTTCTCGGTTAGGCGCTGCCACATGCCGCGGCGGACCGCATCCCATGCGTCACTGTCTCGACCAACGATCTCCTCGACGCGCTTTGCGACGCGATAGCCGCGCCCGCTCTCCCCGACCTTGCCAGCGCCATACAGGAAGTTGGCAACCTCCTGCTCGGTCACGTCGGACTTGATCATGCGGTCGATGACGGGCCCGGCGTCATCGAGCTCGTTGCGCTTTCCAATGAGTGAGAATCGCTTGGAGGCCTCGGCGCGCGCCGCTTTGATGGCTTCGACGGCCTCGGGCCTGCCGGAGATCAGTGCCGCGTCGGAAACGGAATTGAGCCATTGATCGAATGATTTCACGACCGTCTTGAGGCCTGCGCGCTCGGCGTCGTCACCCGCCTTGGCGAGTAGTCCGGTTTTCCCGCCGATGTTCTTGCGGACCATCTCGATCGCGTCCATGGCGACGCCGACGACATCGTCCATGTTCTTCGGCGTCGAAACGCCGGGCTGAAACGCTTCGTTCTTGACCTTCAACGCCCCCAGATCGTCCAGCATCGACAAGGCGCGCGTGGTCAGCGGCATCAGATCCTTATCGAAGACAAAACCCTGCTCGCGCAGCGCTGCACGGGCGATGTTCGGCAGCTCAGTGACCGCCCCACGATCGACGGCCGCGCCCGACATTTCAGCGCGGGCGACGTCGTAGGCCCTATCGACGTTCTCCTTGAGCGTCCTGGCCTCGCTGCGAACGCCTTCAAGCGTAACGCCAGCCGATTCCTGGACATTCCTGGTCGGGGTCAGCGGCGCGATGTCGTTCGCGATGCTGGATTTCGAGGCGTCGACCGCCTCGCGCTGCGTAGCGAAGCGCCCGCGCATGATGTCGCCGGCCATTTCACCGCGCGCGCCGGCTTTGGCGGCCTGTTCGAACGCGATTTGGTCGAAATCCGCGGTCGCCTGACCACGTGTGAGCGGAATTCCGAACTCGTTGGCGGCCACTTCGCGGGCTGTTGCCTCGTTCGGACCGGTTTTGCGGGCGCGAGCGGCGAATTCACGAGCGAGTTTCGCTGAAATGTCGGCCGGATCGAACCCGGCCGAGGTGAAGATGCGCGCACCGGCATCGGTCAACGAGCCGTCGGGCGCGACATAGCGGCCGGGCGCTGTCTTCACCCGGTTGATGATGGTGCTGATCACGCTGCCGGCAACCTCGGTACCGGCGCCACCTATGACGCTGGCGACCAGCGCGGGCACGTCAACGCCCTGCTCCGATCCGGCCGTCGCAGACAGCGCATCCGTCGCGAGCGAACCAGCACCGCCCGCAGCGCCCTGGGCGAGCACCCGCGGGATCAGCGATCTGGCCGCGGTCGCCGCCGCGGCGCCGGCCGCGAATGGCGCCGTGATGGCAACGTCTCGGCCGAACTCCTCCATGTCACGTCCGGAGAGCCCGGACCGGTTGAGGTAGAAGGGTTTGCCCTCGAACGTGACGACGGTGTTGCCGAATTTGTCCTTCGTCACCGGCAAGTTTGGATCATGCTTTCGCAAAACGTCGAGCATGCCGGCGTCGCCGCGCGCCCTCAGGAGATCGGACACCGCCTCCATGTTGCGGGTGCCGTTCATCGAGACGATTTCCGGATAGTCGAACTCGTTCTCGCCAACGACGGCCTTCTTAACGGCGGATGCGGCGCCACCGATCGCGTCAACGATGCGATTTGCGACGCCCTTCTCCTCGGGCTTCACATTTGAACCGGCCCACGGGTCAGGCGCGGCGGCCGGCGCTGGCGCTACGTTGAACCCGGCCCAGGGATCAGCAGCAGGATCGGCCATTTACTGCGCTCCGAGCCAGGTATCGTCGACAGTGCCGACGCGGCCGTCCTGCGTGCGGAATTGGTCGCCCTTCTTGAGGTGCCCCTCCTGGATGGCGAACTTGACGGCGGCAGGTTCGGAGAACGTCGGCATCGATGGTGCCTGCACGCCGGCCGTGCCCTGCTTACCGCCCTGCCACGATTTGAAAGACTGGAAGGGATCGGGAAGCTTCTTGATTTCGGCGATGGCTTCCTTGGGCTTCAGTTCGCCGATCTGGACGCGCGTTGCGATGTCGGCGCGCTGCTGCTGAGCCTCGTAGATGCCGCCGAGCGTCTCGACCATGATGCGCTTGCCGTCCGGCGTCGACATCAGGTTCGGAATCGATTTTCCGAACGTCTTCATCTCGAAATCCGACGTCGCGCCGGAGCCGGGCACGCGCATCTGCGGGGTGAGTTGCGCGACCATCGCGTTCGCCGCCTCGGCGACGTCGGCCTTCGGGTTCAGCTTGATACCGGTGTTCTCGCGCACCCAGTTGACGAACGTGATGCCGGCGCCTGTGCCTGACTGCTCGAGGAGAGAACCGAGACGACCGATGATCGCCTTCTTGTCGCCCGCCGCAACGCCGGCTTCCGCCATGTCGTTGAAGGTCTTGGCAAGCCCCTTCTCGAGACCCTTCTGCAGCTCGGTCTGCTCTTCGCCGCCTTCCTTCAGCGCGACCTTATAGTCGAACAGCGACTTCGGCGTGCGACCGGCGCCGATCTCCTGCTTGACGTACTGCAGGTATTCCTTCTGCGCATCGGTCGGCTTGCTCTCCGAGAGCACGGTCTTCAGCAGCTCGGTTGCAACCTCGCGGCTCTCCTTCGGCAGCCCGGGCAGAGAGGCCGAACGGGCAAGGAACGGGATCAGCGCCTGCGCCGGGATGCCGGCGATCGTTGCGTTTGCATCGCCTGGCGCCCCGTTCGCAACACCGCTGACGACCGTGTTGCTGCCGGCAAACTTGTTCGTCAGGCTGTTGTAGACGCCAAGAGCCGTCTTCGGCATGCCGTCCTTGTCATAGAACACGCTCTTGTTGGCCTCGACGGCTTCCTTGCTCGCAAAATTGATCGCCGGCGCGTTCGGATTTTCCTTCATGCCATTGAGGAATTTCACCGCGCCGTCGCCACCGAGAAAGTGCGCCATGTAGAGATTGCGGTCGGTTGGCGCGATCTCGGACTTCACCAACGCGCCGGCGTTTTCCGCGGTGAGTGCCTTCGCCGCCTTCTCCTGGAGGGCAATCGATGCCTCGTCGGTTCCGGTCCGTGCTTCGGGTGTCAGCCCAAGATCTGGGTATTTCGTTGCAATGCCGTCCCATGTCCCCTTGGTGATCTGGAACAACCCGGCTGCCGTCGATGACGGCTTTCCAGTCTTCGGGTCGACTGGCGGCGTTGCTGCTGGGTTATTCGAGCTTTCCGCCGTTTTGAGCGTCGTGAAATAGGATGGAGTCGCGCCGGCCGGAGCCGCCGGCTTCGCAGCACCGCCGCCGAACAGCGTCGACATGCCCTGACTGAACTCGCGCCCGGCTTCGCGATCCTTCTCCTTTTGCTCGAGCGAGATCTGGTTCTCGATCGAGAGACCCGCCTTGACGATGGGCGCAAGCAGCTTCTCATCCGGCGGCATCGACTTCATGCGCTCGTACTGCAGCGGATTTATGCGTTTTTCCTTCAGCGCGGTTTCAAGCTCCTCGGTCCATGCGCCGGCGCGCTGATCGACCGGGAGCGAAAGCACGCGCTGCGCGCCCTGCGCGTTGCGCAGCAGATTATCATCCAGCGTCTTGCGCTGATCTTCCTTCATCAGACCGCGCGCCTGGATGACTTTCGTCATCAAGTCGGGTTGGCCTGCGAGCGCGGTATCGGCGCTGGGATCATTCTCCGCGATACGCTTGCGATAATCGGCGAGCGCATTGGACGCCTGGGTGCGTTCGTCGACCTGCAGCTGTCCGAGCGAATTCTGTGTCTCAGCGGTGCGCAGATGTGCCGCGGCAAGGGCCGGCGCGGTTTGAAGCTGGACCTGCGCGAGAGAGTTTTGTGTCTCGGCATTGCGCAGCTGCGAGGCGACGAGCATGGCCTGCAGGGGGTTGAACACCCCGATCTCGGGCGTCTTGATGCCAAGGGCCAGACTGTTGTCAACCATGGTTCAATCTCACGCGGCGGCGGGCCAGGAGTAGCCGGTCGGATTTGAGGCGAGATAGTTCGGTACGGCGGTCGTGCCGCCGGCAACGCCGCCGCCTTTCGCCGCCAGCAATTGCGACATCAGATTGTAGTTCATCAGGCTGTTGACGCTGTTGCCGACGCCGGTCACGCCAGCGTTGATCGCATTCGCGCTGCCGACGATGCCGGCGGCGTTCGCTTGGCCGGCGCCCGTGATGCCGGCGTTCGCCGCGGCGCCGATCTGGCCCTGAGATTGAGCAAGCGCGTTGCCCTGCCCCGTCCAGACGTTAGCAAGCGCGTTGCCCTGCCCGGTGAATAGGTTCGCCGTGTTGATGCCGAGCGAGGCCAGATAGTTCGCGAGCGCGTTGTCCTGTCCGGCAAGGGCGGTGCCCTGATTGCCGTAGATCTGTGCGAGCATATTGCCGGTGCCGACATCGACGTTCGCGCGCGCGCCGGTCGCGGTCAGGCCTTGTCCGGACAGCGCTTGGAGCCGCCCAACATAATTGCCGAACTGTTGCGTCGCGAGCCCTTGCCCGAAGGTCTGTGCGCTCCGCATGTGCTCGGATGACCGCAGCAGGCCCTTGCCGGCGTTGGAGTTCTCCAGCGCGTTCATGCCCTCCTGCTGGGCGAACTGATAGTCCGGCGAGTTGCGGATCATCTCCAGCGCGTTGCCGGGGACCTGGCCGCCGCTGTTGAGCCCGTAGAGGCTGGCGAGCGTGTACGTCGCCTTGTTGCCCGTATCGATATAGGGCGAGAAGCTGCCGCTAGCGTTCGCGCCGGCACCGCGAACGGCCGCGAGCGCGTTGGTCGCGCCGCTGTTGATGGCATCCGTTCCGGCGCCGATCGCCGACGTGACGCCGCTCTGCCCGCCCTGCAGCGCCGACAGCGCGTTCGGGAGCGCGCCGTTGATCGCGGCCGCGGCTTTCTCGGCGTTCTCGCGCGTGAACCCCTGCGCCATCAGCAGCGCTTGAATTTGCGCCTGCGAGCCCTCGCGCGCGGCCTGGGCTTGGACGTCGCCGGCCTTGCTAGCCTGATTGGAGGCAAAGAGCGATCCGCCGAGGCCGAGCGCGGCCGCGCCGAGAATTGCGGTGCCGGTTCCGATCATGCCGCGAACCTCTTTATGAACGTATTTTCGGCCGGCGCGTATCCTCGCCGCTGGTAGAAGCGCTCGAGCGTTGCGCTGCGCAGGCGCGCCACCGCGGAGACGATGAAGACGCTGGCGCCTCGCTGGCGCCCCGCTGTCTCGAAGGCGTCGAGCAGCTGCGCGCCGACACCGAAGCGCTGATCTGGCTCTACCCACCAGAAAACCTCTTGAGCGACCGTCACGGCGAAGTTGAAGTAGAACGGAAACGCCATGAAGCCGACCATTCCGATCGCGCGCCCGCCCTCATTGGCAACGATGAGGCCGCCCGGGACCTTGCCGTCGATGAGGCCGGACAAGGTCGCGCGCACCGATGCCTCGTCCCAGGTCGTGACTTCCGGCCAGCCGGCGGCGTCGAAGAACCGCCGTCCCATGGTGAGGATCGCCGGAATATCGGCGTGACCTGCGGGCCGAATCATTTCAACACCAGCCCGCCTGCGCCGCCATCGAGCGCGTCGTTGAACACGGCGTCATAGAGCCTGCCCACGACGACATCGCCGGACCCGGCTTGCGTCGAGCCGCCATCCTTGTAGACCTTCAGCGTCGCCAGCGTGCCGCGCTCCGGCACCACCGTCGCTGTCACTGACCCGGTCGACGTATTGGCCGCCACGAATGTGAACCGGTCGAAGACGCGATAGGCGTCGATCAGCGGCGATACCGGGTGCAGCGGAGTCATCGTGATGACGTTAGTGCCGGTCGCTTCGCAAGGAATAATGCGCGAGGCGCCAAGCCAGCGCTGGCGCGTCTCCTGGAAGGTCGTGAGCAGGTAGGGCGTCGCAAAACCTGTTTGCGGGTCGACGATGGGTCGCTTGCCGCCGAGTTGCGGCGTCGGTAGCGGTTTTGCGGCATCCGCGATCGTCATATCCGGGCCGCCCTCAAGCCGGGACATCGCGCCGCGATGATCGTTCGGCGCACCGGGTCGGCGATCGTGACCTTCAGCAGACGGCTTTCCTCAAACCCGCCGAGGCGGTCCCAGCGCAGGCGTGTCTTGTAGGCGCCGAGCACACCCATGGAGCGCCACAACTCCTGATCCGACCAGGTGTGGCCGCCGTCATCCGAAATCGAAAGCATGATCTGCGGATCGCTGCCCTGCCCGCTCGCCAGCCCGACGCCGGTCTCGATGTCGAGCTCGAACCACGGCATCTCGGCGCGCGCACCATCGGCGTGGATCGGCGGCGAGATCAACTCGACCTGGATCGTGTTGCCCCATTCGGTGAACAGGTTCTTGTCGAGATAGCCGATCCGCCCCGAGAACGCGTCACCGATGAGCACCTTGTCGTAGGCAGCAATCGCGCAGTTGCCGCGCCAGCGCCCCAGCGATCGGCCGTTCTGGTCCCACGACACGCGCTCGTGCCAGAGCCCGGTATTCTTGTCGAAGAGGAAGGTCGCTGGCACCGAAGGAAAGGTGACGACGATGAACCGATGGCCATCGAAGGTGAAGGAGAACATGTGCGCGTCGGAGACCCGGGCATAGTCCTGCCAGGCCTCGTTGAGCGCATCCGTCGAAATCGGCGTGATCTGGCCGGCAGCGATGCGATGCGCGATGCGATCGCTGCCGATCATGTACAGCGTCTGATCCTCGCTCACGGCCGCATTCGCACCGATGATTCCGCGATCGACGCCGGCTTGCTCGATCCTTTGAAACGGAAAGTTCGCGGCGCCTGACGAATACCATGGCTCAACCGTCGTCGCGCCCATGACGTAGAGCGTCTGCAGATGATTGAGCACCTTTACGACGTTGTCGGATTTCCATTCCGCGCTCGCGAACAGATCGCTGTAGGCCGTGCCATCGAGCGTATCGGAAATGAAGAATTCGTTCGTGCCGGAGCGATCGAACACGAACCGACCGTCCATGTAGGTCACGCTGCCGGCGGCGTGGAAGTCGGCGTCCGCGATGAGCTGAAAGCCGGATGCCTCCGAGAAGATATAGCCGTTGGATCCGTTGACGATCGCGAGCTGATCGCCGTTATCGTCGACCGACACCGGATCGGAGCCGAGAATAGTCGAGCCGACGGCCGTCGCAGTCCCGTTCCTTGCCACCTGGTAGAGCGTGCCGCCTGAGACAGCGTGAAGAACGCCGCCGAGCAAGTGCATCGCGCGCACCGGGCCGTTGCCACAGACGGCAAAATCACCGACGCCGGCGTCACCGAAGAGCGCAATGTCGCTCTTGGCGTCTTTCGGCTGCGCGGCCGCGTACATGTTGACGACGCGCTGCGCCGAGACCGGAAGCGATTTCGACCGGTAGCTCTGCGTCGCGAACTGGATGCGCATCAGTAGCCCGTCATGTCGAGACCGAACTGCACCGGCTCGGCCTCACGATCAAAGCCTGAAACCTCCTCGAGATACTGGGCGGCCAGCGTGCCGATGCCGAACGGACCCGCTAGGTCCTCCTGCGCCACCGAGAACTCGGGGGCCATTACGAGCGCGAGATTGAAGATCAGCGCCTGCATCCATTCGGTCGGCAGGTCAGGATTGTCGCCGGCCGCGTTGAAATCCTCGATCGGCCGCCACCAGGTGAAATTGATCAGGTCGCCGACCGTTGATGGCGTGAGCCACAGCGACAGCTTTCCGGTCGAGAGAGCCGGATCGTAGAATGCCTGCGTGACGGTGCCCAGCTGGCTCTTGTTCGGCAGCGCCCGGTAGTCGAGCCGCGCCATCATCGCGGCGAGCGGCGTCTCGCGCGCGCTCGCGACCGTGTAGCGCCGCGCATCCACGATCTTAAGCGGGCGCACAATCTTGCTCGTATAGGCGTACACTGCGTTGCCTGCCGACGCGGCGCCGGTGAGTGCGTTGTCGAGCGTGATCACGTTGGACGCCGGCGTACCGTTCACTGTCGTCCAGAACAGCGTGCCGTCATCGAGCACAATCCCGATATGATCGTTGTCGGCAACGCCGTCGTCGTCGTCGACCGTGATCGACGTCGCGCCGCTCGTGCCGGCCACGGCAAGCTCGGTTGCAACATACGAGAGCGTCGCATGATCGGCGCCGCTTGCGGCGAGCGCGTACTGGGTCTGGCCGACCTGCGGGAACAGTGTCGCCTCTGCGACCGTCCAGACGTGCAGGCCGCGCCCCTGCCAGTGCTTCACCATGACGTTGAGCGCCTCGGCGAAGTCGGCGAGCATCTGCGGGCCCATCGTCTGCCCGGCGCGGATCGCACGGACCTTGCGCGCCGCTGCCTCGATGACCTGGTTGCGCGTGCGCGTGAACGTCGCGGTGCCGCTTGTCGCCATCAGAGGTCGCTCGCTGTGATCTGGGCCGGGCCGGAGCCGTAGATGCGGATATCGCCGTCTGCGATCGCGATCGAGACCGTGCCGTCGCCATCATGCTCGATCAGAATGAACGGCCCGCCGGGCGCGGCTTGCGTGATGTCGTCCGGCTCCGGACGCGGATCCGGCACACGCATCTCGTCGCGGCGACCGCGCACGAAGTCCTGCGGATGGCGCTCCTCGAAGTCCTCGCGGGCGACGATGGTGCCGTCCCATTCCTTGGCGGTTCGGTCGGCGCGCACGCGAAAACCGGTGCGGTCGTCGATGCGCCAGAACCCGCCGCTGCGGTAGCCGTTCCTGTTGCGCATGACCGATTATCCAATTCTCACGCACACGATTCCGCTGTCTTTGCTCAACCCACTGTCGTTAAAGCTAATTCTTGATGTGGCGTTCTGCGATTTGGCCGACAGCCGCAGATTGCCAGCTGGATTGGTGACAATCGCGCTGAGCGTGACGCTCGAATTATTGCTGCTGCCGGGAGTATTTGTTGCGACAGATGAGTATGTCGTCGTGCCATCCCATATGCGCACGAGCTGGAACGCGACGCCGGCAGCACTATCGAGAAGCGTTAGGGTGCCGACAACCAAAAACACTCCCGTGGTTCCCTGCGCAACAGACGGACCATCGGTATACGTAGCGCTATTAAGCGCTACATTGGCCCCGGCGTAGTTGGTGAGTGTCGTAAGGCTGACCCGAATATCATTGGTCGCGTTGGTCAGACCGACCCCGAGCGTGAACGCTCCGGTATTGCCCGCAATCGACGACACGCCGGACGAGGCACCGACCGACGAGACCGTCGCATATTTGAGCTGGCCGCCCGCCGCCTGGTCCTGGATCAGCACCAGATCCGTGCCCGCGGGGGTCACCTTCTGGGTCAGGCCGCCGATCGTCGCCGCGGACGGCGCCGCGCTCGATCCGGTGAAGTTGCCGAGCAGCGAATAGGCGGCGACCGCCGCAAGATCACCTACGCCACCGGTCAGCGCCCATGTGTCCGTGCCGGTGCGCTTTAGGATGCCGGTCGACGACAGCGCCTCGATCGCACCAAGGTCATTGGCAAAGACCGGCGTCGGGTTACCCGAGACGCCGTCACCATTGGTCCAGGTCAGGCCCGCGCTGGCGTTGGCGAGGGAGCGCTGTGCCCACGTGTCGGTGGTGGTACGCACCGCAAAGCCGGTGCTGCCCAAGCCCTCCAGCGCCGAGAGATCATTCGCCAGAACCAGCGCGCCGGCCGAGATCGAAAGCCCCGCCGCCGGGAACGTGACGTTGGTGCCATTGCCGGACCCGTCGGTGCCGAACAGCCGGTTGGCCGTCCCCGACATATGCGAGGACGTGACCTTGCCCCAGGCCGGCGCGGTCGTGACGCCGCCGGAGAGCAGCGCGTTGCCGGTCGCGACGTCGGCAAGCTTCGACAGTGCTGTTGCGCCGGACGCGTAGAGGAGGTCGCCGATCGCGTAGGATGCGATGCCGGTGCCGCCGTTGGCAGCCGGTACCGCGCCGGTGATGCCAGTCGTGACGTCGATCTGTGCCCACGCCGGGTTGTTCGTCGTGCCGGTGTTCGAAAGATAGCGCGTTGCACTGGCGTTCTTGGCCAGCGCCGTGATCACTCCGGCCGAGGAGCCATACCAAAGATCGCCCTGCACTACGGCAGGCAGCGTCAATGCGGTCGGAATGTTGAGCGTCGTGCCGGCCCCGCCGGCGGCGGTGATGGTCAGGCCTGCCGTTCCGGGACTGACGATCGCGAACGGGCCACCGAAGTTGGCGTTGCCCTTGAGCGTGACCGTGCTGTCGGCATCGGTGACAGCGAACGTAATCGTCCGGTTGGCTGTCAGCGTCTCGGTGTTCTTGAGCTCGAGATCAAAGGCATTGGCGCCTTGAGAGCGCAGGCGGAAGGGAAACGCACCGGTGATGCTCGGGGTCACGATCGCGGGCGACGTCAGCGTCTTGGCGGTCAGCGTCTGCGTCGTGTCGGTACCAACGAACGTCGACGACGCATCCGGAACCGTCCAGGTCCGCGTGTTGCCGGTCGTGATGCCGGAAAGCTGGAACTTGAAGGCCTTGGTCTGGTCGCCGTCATCGACGACGGTGAACGTCGAATCCTTGACGACGATGCTCGCGGCCGAGCTGTTGACGAGGTAGAAGCCGCCGGCGCCGCTGTTCAGAGCCGAGGAGTATGCCGCGAGGTTGAAAGACCCGGAGGCAAGACCGTTCGTCGTGACCTGCGTCGTGCCGTCGGATTGATAGAGGTTCTTTGCTCCGATTGCGGAGATGTTGACCGTGACGTTGCCGCTCGGTGTTCCGACCGCGATGAACGAGAACAGGAGATTGTTGCTGTAGGCCGAGATCGTCGGGCCGAAGACGGCGCTCAGCGGTGTCAACGCGATCGTGGTTGCGCCAGACGCCGTGCACGGAATGGTGCCAAGCTTGCCGGTGTCCGCGAACATCTCGTCGAGGAAACGCGGGACGGGCTTGAGCCCGTCGGTCAGGCCGGCAAACGTCGTGCGCGGCGCCATTGCGATCAGGCCTTGCGCATGAAGAGGGTGAAGGTGCCGCGCTCGTTGGCGCCGAGCCCGGTCGTGGTCAGCAGGATATCGCCGTTGTAGCCGGCGCCTGCTTTTGATGACGCGATGCCGCCGACCTCATCCCAGTCGAATTCGAACTGTTGACCGTTCGGCATTCCGGCGATTTGCAGATCGGTGGTGCCGTCGAATTCAAGCTTGGCGGTGAAGCCATCGAGCATTCCATTGAGCTCGACCACGACAAGCTTGAGCCCGTCCGTCGGCGCATAGGTTGAGCGGTCGATCAACAGCGTCTTGGATTCGTCGCCCGATCCGTCGCCCGAGATGTTGACGAGAACGACGAGATTGCGGACACCATCCTCGAGCGTGGTCTTCGTGATCGTGTTGGCCATGCCGCCCTCCAGAAATGAGCGCGGCGCCCGAAGGCGCCGCCGTGCAAGTTCAGACGATGGAGGACGATCAGCTGTCGACCGCCGGGATGACGAAGCCGGTGGCGCCGACCACGCCCGAGACGCGGTTTTCGAACGGATAGATGCCGACGGTCGTGGTGAAGAGCTTGTCGCCCGCGGTCACCAGCGTGCCGGCGAAGTTGCGGTAGACAAAGCCGGTGGACGACGCTCCGACATCGAGCAACGTGCCGGCCGTGTTCGCGGTCTGCTTGCTGACGATAACGTTGTCGCCGACCTCGAGGTTGGTGGCGGCGCCCGTCGTCATCTTGAGCAGATTCGAGGTGTCGTTCGCGTGCGTGAGGAGGATGCGGTTGTCACGCAACGTCGCCTGGTCGATCGCATCCGCGACCAGCGCAAACGAGTTCACCGAGGTGGTGCCGAGCCCCTTCCAGACGTTCCCGACCAGCGTGAGCCCGTCCACCGTGTTCGCCGCACCGGTCGATTTGACGATGTTGAGGAAGTTCAGCACGCCCGAGGTGTCGGAGAAATAGTTGTTCTGCAGCGTGAACCACTTCGCCGTCGTGAGCGTGAAGCACGCCGCGATGGAGAGGAAGTTGCCGAAGAACTGGCAGTTCTGGATCGAGATGTTGTCGGCCGACACCGCGATGGTCGCCGTATTGGCCGTGTTGAGCGTGAACTTCGGCCGCTGGCTGCCGACGCCAAGGCCGATGATGGCGACGCCGGCGATGCTGAGCGCGAGCGCGGTCGCGCTCGCCACGGTCTCGGCATGGCCCGGCTTGACCACGATGATGTCGCCGCGGTTTGCAACGCAAAGCGCAGCGGCGGCGGCAAGCGTCGCGAGCGGGGAATTGAAATCGCCTTTGTTGCCGTTCGATCCGCCGCGCTGGCCGGGCAGCAGGCCGGTCGTGTTGTTGCTGACCCAGAACACGCGTCCGGGATTGGTCTGCAGGATCGGGACGCCACGAATGGTGACGCCGTTGAGGAAACCGTTGGGATAGTTGGAGGTGCCGATAGGCATAGCAAAATCTCCCGTTCGACCCGTGAGGGTCCAGGTGATGGAAGTCCGAAGGTGAGATGGAGAAGGGACGCCGTTGCGGGCGCCCCTCCGGGATCAGCCCGTTAGGCGATCAGACGCCCGCGGTGCCGTAGTAGCCGCGCCAGTCGGTCCAGCCGACCGAATAGCGCTCGGTCGCCTTGGCCTTTGCGTTGGACGTGTCGAAGTCGTTGTCCATCTTGAAGGAGACGGCTTTGCGCTGGAACAGCTTCATGCCGTGGCGCGCGTTGGTCTTGATGAACCAGGCGCTGTCCGACGTGAAGTACTGGTTGCACTTGATGCCCTGCGGGATCACCTTCGTGGATCGCAGCACATTGATCGCGTTGTTCGCCGTGTCGTTCTGCAGGATGCTGTCGAGGACGCGATGCGCTTCGAAGTCGACCTGCACGGGAACATGCAAGGATACCGGTTGCAGCCGGATCGCCATGCCGCGCGAGTTCTTCGCAAGACGGATCTGGGTCACCAGGTCCTCGCACGCCGACTCCGAGAAATCCGCATCCGTGGTCAGCCGGTTCGACTGGCTGCCCGAGAGCGAGGGGTGATCGGTCACGCACAGGGCCTTGCCGTCACCACCGGTAAAGCTGGTGTTGAAAGCACGGTTGAACTTGTTCGCGACGACGTTCTCCTTGGTCTGGCGAAGCGAGAACGCGAGATCCGGCGCGCGCCGGCGCGATACGTCTGAGTACAGATTGTCGTCGAGCTCTTCCTCGGTGACGATGTAGCCGATGCCGTAGACCACGGGCGTGTAGCGCGACGTAATGCCCTGGCTATCCGAGTCATAGGTGATGGACTCGCCCTGCGGCTTCGTGGTGGCGAGACCGAACCCGGTCGACTCCACCTCTTCCTCGTATGCCTTCTCCGAAGTCTCGTCGGAGACGAGGTCCGGGTACTGCGCCTCGTATTCGTCGTAGGCACGCCCGAACCAGTTCTTGACGCCCGGCCACAGTGCCTTGGGATGTGCGCCAGTCGTGATGATACCGCCAGCCATGATACTGATCTCCTCTCTTGCAGTTTTCGGCTGCGGTTAGACGCCGGCGACCTGGTTGGCGTACTGGTGACGGTTGATACGAACCAACCACTTGGCGTTCGCACCGATGGCGTTGTCCTGCCGGCGGGCGAGCCCGACGATCTTGAGGTCCAACGTGTTGGTCGTGGCCTCGGTCGAGGTGTCGAGCTCGACGCCAGACATGCCGGTCACGGTCGAGCCGGCCGCAACGATGAAGTTGCAGTTGAGGCCGACGTCGTTCGCCGTGAACGCGGTGCCGCCGGAGTTCTCCTGCGCCTCGAACAAGGCGTTGGGATCGTCCGCGACCTTGATGATGCGCTGGGTCGAGGCTTCGCGATAGATGGTCGACTCGCGCGTGATCATCTCGACGCCGACGCAGGAGCCTAGGATCACATCACCGGTCGCCGCGCGTGCGACGTCCGCGTAGACCTCGCCATTGATGGTCTGACCGGTACCGACGAGCTTGACGGGATCGCCGATCAGAATCGCGGTGGCGTCACCAGACGGCACCGAGTAGGACCGGACCGAGCCCGCATAGGGCGCGCCCGGGACGTTGCCGACGGGGCGAAGCCCCTGCGGCGTGTTGGCATTCGCCATTGCACGTCTCCAAAATGCGAGAAGCGGCCACCAAGGGCCGCCTCGCGGAGTTGAGGTTCAGGGTGAATGGCGACGTACGCTGATCAGCCGTCGCGGCTCGCTCTTGGGTCGTAGCGAATGCCGTCTTTCGGGACGTAGCGATTGTCGCCGTCTTTGGTGGCCGTGCCACCCTTCTCGTTGATGGTGCCCCCGCGGATCGCGTCGTCGATTTCGTCAACCTTGGCCTGTTGGCGGCGGACGTCCTGAAGGAACCAGTCCTCCGGGATCTCCATCAGGTAGGCAACCTGCGCCGAGCCGTTCTTTGCGCGGCCGACGACGTTGCGTGTGTTGCGTCCATTGACCTTGACGAACGAATAGCCCGCGCCAAGCGCGCGCTGGATGCGTCCGGGTTCGTCGTTGAACCAGTACCGCCGGTAACCGCGGCGAGCCGGCGCCTGCAGCTTGAGGCGCGGCTCGCCGAATGGTTCGCGAACGAAATTCTGCGGCCGGTCGGCCACTTCGATCTTCGCGTACGGATCCGGTTCAGCGACGTGATCGTCGAAGGCCGGCATGTCGTCGTGCGTCGGTGCGTCGAGTGCCGCTTCGGGCACATTGCGTTCTGTCGGTTGCCCGCCGGCATGCGGATCTGTGTCCGGCATGGGCGGCAGCGGTAGCGGTGCGTCGTTCGTCGGAGTGTCTGTGGCGCGAACCGCGCGCTGCGGAATCGTTGTGTCGGTCATCGTTGCGTCCTGTCCGTTGCGTTGTGCTCGTCGCCGTTCCGCGCGTGTCAGTCCCATATGTAGTCGCGCAGATAGTCGTCTTTGGTGAACTTCGGATCCTGCCGATGGAAACGCGCGTATGCGTCCTTGGCTTCCTGCGGCAGGTCATCGAAGGTCTTGCCGCGGCCGCGCTGCTGGCGACCGCCACCGCCGGTCGGCGTGCGAACGGCAGGAGCTGCGGCGCGGCGCGGGTTCTCGAAGAGATCGGGACGCAGTGCTTCCATGCTCTCGCGCACGTCCTCGAGGCTTTCCTCTTCAGACATGCCGGCGGCAAGGTTCGCGCCGTGCAGGGCGGTCGCCTTCGTGCCGGCCTTGGTGTCGGCCTTGAACCAGGGGTTCTCCTCGATCCAGCGGGCCGCGGCCTCGCTGATCTGCGGGGCTTCCGTGCGCCTCTCCGGCTCGCGACGCTCTTCGCGCCGGGTCGTATCGTCGTCATCGCCGTCGGCCTTCGCCGGCGTCTTTGGCGCCTTGACGGGCTCGGGCTTGGATTTGTCCAGTTCGGTGAGCGCCGCATCTGCTGCCCGGAACGCAGCCGGGTCGGCGGCTGCAACCGCCGCATCGCGTTCGGCCATGATCTCGGCGCGCGCGCGCTCGTAGGCGCGCTGCTCGACGTTGGCGGTGCGCTGGCGGAACTCGACGAAGGTGTCGCGCGCTTCCTTCAGCGTGCCGTTCATCTCGGTGATCTGGTCGCGCAGCGCCTTGTTGTCCTTCTCGGACTTGCCGAGCCGGTCGTCGATCTTGCGGTTGCGTTCCAGGAGGATCGGCAGCGTGCGCTCGCCGCGCTCCAGGAACTCGTCAGCCGGCGCCCACTTCGCGGGATCGCCGCGGAATTCCTCTTTTGGCACCCAGCCGATGCGGCGGGCGCGTTCCTCGATCTTGGCGACGTCGTCGCCCGTGTCGTCGTCTGCGGCGGTATGCGCCGCGCCAGTCAGTGCGTTCATCGTTGCCTCGTTTGTGTCGGTGTGTGTGTTGCGTGGAAGGTGCTAGGCGCTCACCGCGCCGATCGCCTTGTCGTCCATGAAGCGGTAGAGCTTGCCGTCTTTCCCCTTCAGGATGCCGCCGGAGTAGCGGTCGAAGAACACGCGATTGCCCGCCTTCGGCCTCTCGCCGGTGAACGGGCGCGTGCGGTCAGCGTTCCAGGTAAACGCCGTATCGCCGAGCTCGATGATGACGCCGGTCTCAGCCGCATAGCTCTGCTGCTCCACGGAGCTTTCCGGAATGAACACGCCGCCGGATGACTTCTCCGCAGCAGTGTCGGGCAGCACCAGGATGCGGTCCCCGATCGGGCGGTAACCGCTCTCGTTCTTGCCGCTGTAGGTGCCTTGAACGTACTCAGCCTGCGTCGTCTTCAGAAGCTTCGCTTCCATCGTCGTCCTCTTTGGTCTTTGCGTTGTCGAGTTGGTCGTAGAAGTTTGCGATCGCCTGGAATGGCATCGTCGCCACTT